GCTTATCACATTGTCGCTGCTGTAGGTTTCAACCACAAGATTGAGCCAACTGCGAGTAAAGATGTTGTCATGTTCAATGTCATAGTTTTTCAATGGCATCATGTGGGCCAGGGTTGAAAATGTTTTTTCTTCGGCTGGCGAGCCAGCATAAATCCGTGCTTGATCCAAAAATGCCTGTTGTTTGGTTTGTTGGTCTGCCGGATATCGACCACCAATATCGCAATTGAAATTTACATAACCAACGCCGAATTTCAAATGTTGATGCACTTCGGCAAGAATCTGCATGCGTTTGTAGTCCAGTCGGTTAACAGCAAAAGAATAATCGCGATCCGGTAACCATGAAGTGTTACTGGGCTCGTAATAGTAGATTCCATAAAAACTTGGCGCCAGTTGATGCAAGCGATACAATGTAGGACAATTTATAAAATTATCAGTAATTACCAGTGTTTGACGATCAAATAGGTAAGGTGTTTCCCGAGCTTGATCCGGTGCACAATCCCAAAAGTCATCAACCAAACTTACCACAACCTTGCGATTTTCTCGTTGCCAAACAGATCTAGTATAACTGATTTCTGTTATTTTTTCAAAATAGTTTGCTTGCAAAATCAGGTAGATATTATTGACCAGCTGTTCTTCTTGTGACCTGCACTGAGTTTTTTGCCAAATTTCTCCTTTGTGGATAATGGTTGGGGTATCTATTGTCATCGCTGTACTTATAGGGTCAAGATGCTGGTTGACCAAATATTCAATTATAGTTTACACAATCCCGATTTTGTAACCCAAAAAGTAATACTTTTGTAGTATTTTTACAACACCTAATTTTGGTTGACCCGAAATTGCCAATTTGCTATAATATACACATGACAAGAAAAAAGCGTTTGGATCGTACTCACATTGTTTACATGCTCACTTCGGGCTCGGACTTCTACATCGGTGTCACTGCCAAGACTGCTTCCACTGTGAAACTCAGCGTGATGACTCGTTGCCGCAAGCACCTGTATCGTAGCCGCAGTGAAGACAAGAGCTGGGCACTGTATGAAGCTCTGCGCGAGCGTGGTGTTGGTGCTTTTACTGTAAGCGTTTTGGCTGTGTTGCGCGGTAAAACTTTAGCACACAATTTTGAGCGTGAGCTAATCCGTGCACATCGGCCCACACTCAACACCGATGTGCGTGTGAAATCGGTTGACCAATAATTGCCAATTTGCTATAATAGAAGCATAGTAAGAAACAAGGAGCTGAAATGAAACTGCTGATCACCACCCAAGTTTACGAAAACTATGCCTGGCGCGAGGACGGTAGCCTGGGCACCGGCGACGATGCCTACTGGAAGGCCAAGGGCGGCAACGAATATGTGATCCGTGGAGTTGATCCCCTGACTGTGGCCCCGGGCTTGTTGGTGGAGCAGGTTTGCGGTCGAATCGAGCACGACAGCGATGCTTATCGCGAGCACATCCTGGACTGGCAACTGGTGGCCGACGACTATCTTACTCAGTATGAGCAGGATCAACTGGAGTATGATGGCCGCATTGATTACCCCGCAACTGAACTGGAGATTGCATAATGATTGCACAAAAAAGTGACACGCAATATGATCAACGCCATGGCGGTGCGTTTGATCGCGGGTCTGCCGACAGCTACTACCATCGCGGTTTTGAACCTCACTACTATCGAGGTGACACCTACGGCAGTGAGCGTGTAGAATTAGCCAATATGACTGCTGAAGAAATTGTGGCCTACACCGCAGGTTTCAATTACAATGAACAACATGGTGACAAAAAGGATTGGGGTTGATCATGACCATGCCCGCTGGACGTTATTACATTGGTGACTTGTGCTATGTCATGCACGATGAATGGCACGAAGTCTGTGACTTGTTTTTCCCTCTGGACCAGGTGGTCCGCGACGTCAACGGCGAGTTTGTGCTGAAGGATGGCCGCCGCTTTGCCAGCTTTGGCACAGCCTACGGTGATGGCGCTTATCAAAGCAATATCAGCACCAGTCACTCAGTGGATTCTGGCAGCATTGGTTGCATCCGCGTGGAAGACATTCGCGACAACACCTATGCGGACATCGAACAACTGGGTGCCATTGTGGAGTTTGATGCACCGTTTGAAGTGAGCGAAGATCACGGCTTGATCCATTTTGGTCATGTGCAGATCGAAACTGCTGGCAGCTACGAAACCGAGGACTATGAATATGAATGAACGAGCCATAGAGCTGTATAAACAGGCCATTGAGTTTGCTTACACCTCAATTGGCAAAGAACATGCTGACACCACGTATTTTCAAGGTGTGGTTGCAGGAAAGCACGCCGAGTTGATTGTGCAGGAATGTGTGCTAATTTCTCGAACCAGCACAGATGGATTCAGTGCCGGAAGACGAATGGAAAAACATTTTGGAGTTGAGGAATGTACGAACTGATCTTTACCGTTTTGATTGTGATTAACACAGGACCTCCGAGCTCCCACATAGAAAACATCAGTCGATTTCGTGATCTACAGGAATGTGAAAAGGTCAAAACCTCTATGATCGCAAACATGAACCAAATGGTACGAGAGAAACGAATGTCCCCTGGTGTTTTTGAATGCCGAAAGATTCCGCAATGAACAAAGAGATCACACTCACTCCCCAAGGCGGACGATTTTATAGAGCCATGACATTTCATTGGATCACTGTGGCTGTGCTAATGCCACCGTTGGCCTTGGTCATGCTGTTGGCAGTTGTTAACCCATTGTGGTTTCGCGACGCAATGTTCAACTTTGTTGAGCGCAAGACCAATCAAATCACACGTTGGCGTAACTATATCAAATACAAAATTTACCTGGGTACCGACCCCAAACTTTGGCACAGTCTCAAAGGAGACATGAATGAATAACATACCACTGCTAGAACGATTTGCAGAACTAAGTCTTGCCGCAGGGGGTAGTCACTACCCCAACGTTAACGCCGCCCTACAGCAACGGTTCGGCGAGATGGTTGTGCAACAATGTTGCAAGATTCTCACTGACAATGTAGAAGTAGCGTTAGACGCCAGCGGTAATGTTGTACATCCCCAAGCACTGATTCGAAAACACTTTGGAATTGAGCAGGACCAACCAAGTTGAAACAATGAATACAACTCTGTGGCTTGTTGTTGCGTTGTTCTCCAAACACTTTGTAGTGGATTTTCTTCTGCAACGTCGATATCAATACAGCAACAAAGGTACTTATTTGCATCCTGGCGGACTTCTGCATGCAGGCCTACACGGCATCGGTACTTGGATTTGTTTTGTGTGGTATGCTCCCATGGCTGCACCCTGGTTGGCCTGGGCAGATACTGTGATCCACTATCACATTGATTGGGTCAAAACAAATTTCAATGCTCGAATGGGTTGGAATGCTGCAACACATGAGCAGTTCTGGTGGTTGTTGGGCCTGGATCAATTCTTGCATGCCTTGACCTATGTTTGGTTGATCTCGTTGGTGACGTAAAATCTCAAAAATAACTTGACGGTTAAATAACTTTTTTGTTATAATATATAAACGCGCCTATAGCTCAGTTGGTCAGAGCAGTGGACTCATAATCCATTGGTCCTAGGTTCAAGTCCTAGTGGGCGCACCAATTCTGGGGTTCGTATAATGGATAATACACGGGTCTTCTAAGCCCTTAATAGAGGTTCGATTCCTCTACCCCGGACCAAAGGATATATATGACTGACAACATGCAAGACACGGGACTTAGCGACGGGGCAATTCAAATTTATGCGCCTTATGAAGAGGCTGCGATTGCCATGCACATTACCGGCGGCGATGAAATGCTCCGGGTAACCAAACAAGGTTTTTATGTTCGTGGGGTGCGTGTACCTGCAGATGAGCAAGAAGCCGAGGCTGTATATCTTGCATTCAAGCAGTGGTTGGCATGGGCAAATCTACAGCGACAACAATGAATAGCAGTGCCCAACGTGGAACTTTTCATCGTCAATGTGCCGTTGAACGCGCCATCGAAGACGGTTGCGATCCCAACACTGCTGAATCTGTACAGCAAGCTCTTGACATTGAGTTGGTAGTCCGGGACCAAAAGAAACAACAACAAGCCGATCCCGAGTGGCAAAAGAACAATCTAGAATACGACTTGCGCAGCACCCAGTGGATTTGCGACAAAGCCAAGGCCAGAGAAGAGTACGCTCAAAACTTGTACGCAGCCATGTGCAACAACGACTTTCAAAAGCTAGACGTATGGCCCCTGCTCAAGGGCGAGACTTACTCGTGTTCGTGGCGCTATGCTGGCGGCATTGTGGCCGACATGCGTGAACAAGGCGACTACATTGACTGGTACTGTACAGGTATTCGCAACAATGCTTCGGAATCTGAATTGGCAGCTATGTCTGAAGAACAACGTGTCAAATACGATTGGTACCAAAAAAACTTTGTGAGTGAAAGCGAGGTCACAGACGAAATCCGCCGAGACCTACTGAAGTTAGGTTGGAAAGTAGTAGAAGACAACAACAATGATTGAACTAGAACAAAATCCAAGATTAGGTTTTTACACTGTAGGCGACAAACGTTTTTATAGCAAACCGCAGGCCCTGTTGGAAGCAACTACCACAGGGCATTTCCCTCATTTTAATTTCAACAGAGATGTCTACAGCAAGATAGATACTACTGTAGAGCCCCAGACCAGTTTGCGTGAACTGTATCGCATGCGGGCCCAACAACTTCGAGATCGATACGATTACATCAGACTGGAGTTCAGTGGCGGCTCAGATTCAACCACAGTGTTGTACAGTTTTATCAACAACGGTATTCACATTGACGAAGTGGTTTTTCGCTATCCAGCACAGGGCGATAAAAATCTTGGCCCCGATGCCAAGAACATGAAAGCAGAAAACACTCTCAGCGAGTGGCACTTTGCAGCCAAGCCTGTGTTGCAAAAGTTAGCGTTGAGTCATCCCAACACAAAAATTACCATGCACGACTTCAGTCAAAACATTCTTGACTACCGGGGAGACGAGTCATGGGTAGAACGTGCTAGAGATTACCTGCACCCTGAACACACATTCAAACATGATCCCTTGGGCATGGACGGCCACAAGCAACTGGCAGAGTCGGGCAAGAGTATCTGTGTGTTGTATGGCATTGACAAACCCAAGATTTGTATCCGGGATGGCCGTTGGTACCTGTACTTCTTGGACATTCAGGCCAACCACAGCCAGGCCACTGTTGGTCCCTACACCAACTTGACCACAGAATATTTTTACTGGCAACCAGACATTCCTGAGATTGTGATCAAGCAGGCTCACACAATCCGCAACTGGTTCCAATTGCCACACACCAAGCACTTGCAGTTCTTGATGCGCTGGCCCAATCACAGTCCTGCACAGCGCAATGCCTACGAACAAATTGCTCGTCCCCTGATCTATGAGGACTACGATCCCACAACATGGCAAACCATGAAAAGCACCAACAACTTCTACAGCGAAATGGGCTGGTGGTTCTTTAAAAACTTTACAGAAACACGTTTCTACGAAGTGTGGAAGGCCGGGGTGCAACACATGGTAGACAAAATTGATCCCAAATTTTTTACATATGAGTTGGGCCGGCCAGTGGGCTTTGTGGGGTTCATGGACACATTCTATGACCTGGGCCCCGCTGACTTTGTCAACACAGATATCATACAAGGAAATCTCAAATGAAAAAACTTCTAATTACCGCTGCATTTGTAGTTACATCATTGGCTTCACAAGCACAGCAAACTATTTCTATTGTTTGGCCGTTTGGCATGAGCGACACACAGGCCCAATACAGTCGCAGCCTGGTGGAAGAACTCAACGCCGGTCAAAAGAAATACAATTTCATCCTGGAAAACAAGCCTGGCGCAGGTGCAACCATTGGTGCCAAGTATGTAGCAGCTACACCAAACACTGTGCTGGCCGCAAGCACAGCATTTTTTGTGCGTCCCAACTTTTATCCTGATGAAAGTCATCGAGTCAGTGACTTCCGGCCGCTGATGACTCAATGCGCAGCGCCCATGTTGATTGTGAGCAAGAAGTATCGTAGTTGGCGTGAAATTGACCGCAATCAAAAGCTCAGCATTGGTATTTCTGGTTTGGGTGCTACTTCGCACCTCATGGCCATGGAAATTGTCAAACGCTATCCCAACGCCACTCCGGTGCCCTACAAAGGCACACGTGAAGCCAGCATCGATGCCATCTCGGGTAACATTGATCTCAGTGTGGCATTCTTGGGCGAAGTTGAAGGTTTCTTGGATCGCGGTGATCTCAATGCCTTGGGTATTAGTGGTCGAAAAGTAGTACGCGGTATTACCACATTGGAAAGTCAGGGCTTTGCTGGCGTGGGTGAAGTGGTCAACATGCACAGTTTGCAAGTACCCAGAACCATGCCCGAAGCACAGTATCAAGAACTGCGCGGACTGGTACTGCAAGCCGCCCGAACAGATAAAGTACAGCGTGCCTATTCAGTGGACTACTGTGATCCGAGCAACATCAACACTTCGGCCACACAAATTTGGTTTGATTCACAGGTGGCGCTGTGGAAACGTTTGAGTCAAGGCGTGTCACTGACTAAATAAAAGTGGCAGCGCCGATCAAGTGATCGACGTCGGGTCAAAGACGCCTGGAGTAGCGACTCCTTTACTAGCATGTTATGCCTAGAACGCCAACCGTAGCGAGCATGCTCGCAAGCACATTTAAACTACCTAATTTTGGATATAAAAATGAGTAAAACTACTAAAATTCGCTGGGTCATTGCCCATGAACCTTTGAATCTTTTCCTCCGAGCTGCTGAAGACTTTGAGCGCCGTGTAAACGAACAACAAAGCGAGCACAAAATCGAAGTTGAGATCATGACTCTCAGTGAGTACAGCCAACGCTATAACGATGGCGTCGTTGTTACCAAACACGATTTGCTGGATCTCATGGAAGCAGGCAAAATTGAAATGAGCCAAATGTATACTACATGGCTTGCTGAGAAGTATGAACAAGACTTCCTGGTATTTGATCTACCATTCTTGTTCAAGGATCACGATCATGCTAGTCGTGTGCTTGAAGGCGAAGTTGGAGAAGCACTGCTGGCCAAGCTCACAGACAAGTCAAATGTACGTGGCTTGAGTTTCACATACTCAGGCGGTTTCCGTCAAATGATTTCCAACAAGCGAGTCAGCACTCTTGAAGAACTTGCCGGCACACCAGTTCGTTCAAACCGTAACCCTGTTGCACAAGCAACTATTTCTGCACTGGGCATGAAGCCTGTTGTGGCCGAAGTAGAAGACCTGCGTCAGGTGGTGGTTGACGGTGAAGCTGAAGGCGGCGAAACCAACTACCCACGTGTGTACCCACTGCGTCAAAACGAAGTCACCAAGTCAGTAATTGACACTGGTCACAGTTTGTTCCTTACATCAATGATCATTGGCGATCGCTTTTGGGATAGCCTGAGCCCTGAGGTTCAAGCCGTTATCAAGGAAGCTGCTGTGCTGGCTGGACGCGAAGAGCGTGCTGAAACCATTCGTGATGGTGCTCGTGCCGAACAGCGTCTTGTGGAAGAAGAAGGCGCCAACATTGTAAAGTGGACACAACAGCAACGTGAGTCTGCCAAGGCTGCACTGAGCGGTGTGTATGATCAATTCCGCGACACATTCACTCCTGGATTGGTCGAAAGTATTCAACAACATCAATAAACAGCAACGTGGGAGCCATCCCTGTTACTGTCTCTAGACAAAAGCACTCTAGCAGTGCTTTTGTTCAACAATTACTTTTTGAGGATATATGAAAAAGCTGTTAGCCTTTATCACGACCATGTTGATTTCTGTGTCTGCGCTGGCCTGGCCGACTAAGTCCATTACGCTTATTGTTCCATATCCACCCGGTGGGCTTATTGATAGATTTGCAAGAGCCATGCAAAAAGACTTTCAAAGCAAAGTCACAGTTCCAGTTGAAGTTCAGTACATGCCCGGGGCGGCCATAGCAGTTGCCACCACACATGTGTTGAATAGACCCAACGACAATCACACATTTATTGTTGCCGAAGCTGGATTTGTAGTTGGGCCAGCATTGTTGGGCACCAACACTTATCGAGAATTTATGCCAGTGGCGCTGATTGGTGAAAGTCCATATGTGATGTTTGTCAGTGGCACAGGCTCCGACTCCAAGATCCGACAACAGATCCGAAACCAAGACATCATCAACGTGGGCGTGGCCAATCAAGGCGAAATATGGCTCAATGATCTAAAGTGGCCCACCAAACTCAATTTGATTCCCTACAAAGGTCTGGCGCCCATGGTCAATGACGTGTTGCCCGGGCACACTGAATATGGTGTACTGGCCTACACTGGAATTGGTCCGTCCTTCAACAATGGGCAGGTGAGACCAGTGTTGGTATTTGGTGATCGTCGACTGCCACAGATGCCAACTGTGCCCACTGCCAACGAGCTGGGTTTCAGTGGTAGCTACACCCACAATTGGTATGCAGTTTGGGCCAGACAAGACACTGATCGTGCGGCAGTGACAGAAATGTCAAAACTGGTTCAAGACTCCACCAACACCAGCTTCAAAGATTTGTTGGGGCTCACTGTGCTGAACTACGGACCTCAGCGAGCTGCTCAGTATGCCAACAGAGAAGCGCAAATTTTTGAACGCATAGCAGAAAAAAACAAAAAGTGACGTTTACTTACGCATACCTAGACTTACCCCCATTGCCGCAGACAATTGTGGATGCGGCCTGGGCAAGTTTGGAAATCAACAAAAACAACCACGAAGTCAAGGTTAACAATTGGTTGGACCGACCTGGGTATGCTGAGTACGAATATCGAAATTTTACCTTGCGTGATGGCGCAGAAGTCAAAACTATCAAGTCCCATAGGTACAGTATCAGTAAGGAATTTGATCAATGGGTACGCCAGTACTTTGATCAAGATCCTGCACCGTGTGGGGTAGCAGTTTATGATGATCACAGCTCGTTCTTTGCACCACATGTGGACATCAGCAGAGACTACACCATCATGTACATCTTGGACACAGGTGGCAGTCGGGTAGAAACATCATGGTATCAACAGCATGGATACCCACTGGTGCGTCCCGATCTAAAGTCAGTGTTTGATCCTGATCGCATACCAAAGAATTTTGACTCAATGAAGGAAATTGACCGTGTGTGCTTTCCTGCACAACAATGGATGTGCATAAACTCTGCAATTCTACACGCAGTGGAAAATGTTGAATCAACTCGTGTGGCTATACAAATCAGTAGAAATACAGTGCCCAATGTTGAATTTACTCATACATCCTGGCACAACTATTGAACCTGTAACGGTTCTGTAATATTACAACACTGCCGGAGCAATAAATATTGGTATGACAGCCAAGACCTATCGCTCAATCTTTGTCAGCGATGTTCATCTTGGCACCAAAGACAGCCAAGCGGAAAAGCTAAACAACTTTCTCAAACACAACACCTGCGACACACTTTATCTTGTGGGCGACATCATTGACGCCTGGCGTATCCAACAAAACAAATGGCGCTGGAAACAAAGTCACACCAACGTAGTTCGTAGAGTGCTGGGACATGCCAAGCGTGGCACTAGAGTTGTTTATATAGCAGGTAATCATGATGAATTCTTGAGACCAATGATACCGTATGGTTTCTCATTTGGTCTTGTAGAAATACACAACCAAATAGAACACATAGGTGCTGATGGCAAACATTATTTGGTCACACACGGCGACTTGTTTGACGGCATCACTCGCCTGGCGCCTTGGTTGAGTTTTCTTGGAGACAAGGCCTATGACTTTGTGCTCATGATCAACAGCAAGTTCAACTGGTTCAGGCACAAAATGGGTTTTGGATATTGGAGCCTAAGTCAATACCTGAAACACAGAGTAAAAAAAGCTGTGGACTTTATATTTCAATTTGAACGAAATCTAGCAGATTATTGCAAGAAGCGTGGATACGATGGAGTAATTGTGGGTCATATTCACTCAGCTGAAATAAAACAAATAGATGGTGTTGTCTACATGAACGACGGCGACTGGGTTGAAAGTTGCACAGCATTGGTGGAACACTGGGATGGCCGTTGGGAAATAGTAACATGGACCAAGGAGCAAGATGATGTGGTTGATGATATTGATAGCAGTTCACGCAAACAATCCTCAAGACATTCCGGGTCGCATTGAGTTGACCTTTCAAGACAAGGTGCAGTGTGAACAAAGTTTACAAAGTATGACATACTGGTTAAAGTTCAATCAGTTCAAAATTGAAGGAAAGTGCGTAAAGAAATGAAACTTAGTGAAAAAATTACCATTGTGGTTCCTTGCAAGAATGAGGA